GAATAGGTATGTGGCCAAATGACGCAATTATGTGCCGTCAATTATTCCCGATAGATTTGAAGGTGGTGTATCCGTATTACACCGAAGTCGAACGAGGCGTCTCAACTACAACGGCGATTTAGTTATGAAAGGTTATGTAATAACGATAATGGATATGCCCGAGTCTGTTAAGTCAGCAGAACGTTGTATAAAATCTGCTGGGCGATATGGATTTGAAGTCGAGATTTTTCCTGCAACTACCCCAGAAGATAATCCTTCAGAATATCTCCTAGAACGTGGTATCAGTGTTAAAGATTTCAAAGAGGTTTACTCTCGCTTTGATAATTGTGTAGCTGCGTTTACTTCACATTATCGGTTATGGGAAAAATGTTTCTCTGAGAAAACATCTCTGGTAGTTCTCGAGCACGATGCATATTTCGTCGACGCTATTCCTAATATTCCAGTACAAGGTGTTCTTTCCTATGGTGCACCAAGTTATGGTAAATTTCGTACTCCTCCCAGTTTAGGAGTAAACCGTTTACAGTCTAAAGAATATCTTCCTGGAGCGCATGCGTACGGAGTGTCACCTGATGCTGCTGAAATTATGATTCGTAGAGCAGTATCTTTGGCATGCCCGACGGACTTGTATATTTGTAATAAAAACTTTCCGTTTGTTAATGAGTATTACCCTTGGCCAGTAGAGGCAAGAGATTCGTTCACCAGCATACAAACTGAAACAGGTTGTTTAGCAAAGCATAGTTATCAAAAAGACGCGAGTAAGTATAAAATCATATGAGAAAATACTTCCTTACAGGGTGCGATAAAAACACCGAGTGGCAATTACCTTGGTTCATTCAAAACTTCCATCAACATTGTGATGAAGACTTGGTGGTTGCGGACTTTGGCATGTCTGCGCAAATGAGACAGTATGCTGAAGAATCCTCAAACTATGTTATGGACTGTGAACCAAATGGATGGTTTACAAAAGTAGAGGCAATGATAAAGTTGCGTAGCATGTTCACTGGTGGATATTGTTGGATAGATACTGATTGTGAAGTTAAGGCGGACCCTTCAACTATTTTCCGTTGGGTAGAACCAAATAAATTAACTATGGTTATAGATCATCCATGGAGTAAACGCAGACCAGAATTGGGGCACTGGCATAACTCCGGAGTTGTTGCTTTCGAAGGAACTCCTCAAGTTCTACTGGACTGGTATAAAGAATGTAAAACAGGAAACCACGTCGGCGATCAAGAAGCACTTCATGCATGGTTGGGGGGCGATATTATGAAAAAAGCAATACACATAATAGAAGCTCCGCATAAGTTTAATGTGCTTCGTATTGACATTATAGATAACAACGTTCCGGAAAATCCAGTAATTATGCATTGGACGGGGCAAAAAGGAAACTTAGAAATTAGAAAACAAATGGGATTATGACTAAGAAAGTACACATACTCGGGAATGGTGATATGTCGCAAATGATGCCTGAAAATTGGCGTTATGAGCGCGATGGTAAACTGCTCATCTGCAACCAACCACCCTTTGAGGTGCATAATGTTTATGCTACCGTAATGGTAGATTTTAAAATGATGCAAGCGTTGACTGAAGGTTCAATCAATCTAGACATGTACTATTGGGTTTTGGGCAATCGTCCTAAAATTTGGTGCGACCAGAATCCAGGATTTTACATGAGGCATTCTGGACATATCCGTGAGTTCTATACTGATGTTCCTAAATACTGTGGAGCAGATGCTGCGACAGCGGCAACTAACTTCAATTGTGGTCACTTGGCGGCACATTATACGGCGAGGAAGCACAAACCAGACGAGATTCATATGTATGGATTCGACTCTATATTTGACCGAAACATGAGATCTTACACGGATACGGTTTTGAGTAGCGATAGGACAGATGGTAACAACCACCGACTGTTAGACATTTGGCGACCCATCTGGTTCCGTATTTTTAAAGAGTTTCCTGAGGTCAAATTTGTCCTTTATCATAAGCACCCAAACGCCAAAATACCGCTCCCAGAGAACGTTGAGGTTGTAACTAAAACCTAAGTCTTTGATTTTATTATAGTTTTTTCGACTTTACTTTTGACCCGTTTTCAGGCATAATTGTCTTAAGGTTGATAAAGGAAGAAAGAAATGTACGCGATTATCCAGACCCAACATCTCGAGAACTACGGTGCCCACGACTGGGACGGTGAGGGCGAGTGTCCGCAGTACTGGAAACCCAAGGGTGGCAACACCTATATCTTCACCTGCTCCATCGAGCAGAACATGGATCCCAAGTGGTGGGAGCGTGTCGAATCTGCTTGCACCAGCAAGTCTGAGTATTTCGAGGAATACTCAGTTGGCGAAACTGTTGTCGATGATATCGACTTCCGTCTTGCCGACCACTGCGCTGAGTGGGATGCGCCCTATTATGGCACGGTCAAGGAAGATCGCGTTTCCTTCCACCGCACCACTAACAACACGGAGTTCGGTTACTTGCGCCGCGAGATTGCGAAGGAGTTCTCCGCGTATGACGTGTTGGACAATGGCGAGCACGTCACACATGGTGTCTCTTATGAGATGATCAACGGGGATATTGTTCCCTTCGCCGAGCTTCGTGCTTGGCTAGACACCTACGCACAGGAGGCAGCGTAATGAATAAGCGTCATGGCAGTCCGTACGATCGTGGTTCCGCTGACTCATATTATCAGCGTGGTCCTCGTCCTCACTACTTCAAAGGCGACACTTACAACAGTCCTGAAGTTCTCGAAGCAGATATGACCGAAAAAGAAGTTCGGGAGTATTTTCTGGGGTATGAGGAAAACGAAAACATCCGAAACTTTAAGGAGTGGTAAGATGGAAGACCCCACACCAAGGTATTTGGCAGCACTTTTCATATTTGCGTTACTCATACTTGCAGTTTGGTCTCCCCCAATACTCGCCTCCGACCGAGACGGTGCTAGATTTTGCCTTGCGCAAAATATGTACTTTGAGGCAGGCAATCAATCACTTGCTGGAAAAATAGCAGTTTCGCAAGTGGTATTAAATCGTGTTAACCACCCTAATTTTCCTGATAATGTTTGTGATGTTGTTTATCAAGGTCATCATCACACCAATTGGAAAGGAAACTATGTACCGCAACGCAACAGATGCCAGTTTAGTTGGTACTGTGACGGTAAACCAGATGCCCCTGTTGACAGTGTAACATGGGAGTCGGCGTTACGCATCGCTGATACGGTGTTGCGTTCTCAAGCATCGCCGTATTGGACAGATTTTACCGACGGTGCTCTTTGGTATCATGCCGATTACGTTCATCCCTTTTGGGCAGATTCACTTAACAAGACGAGTGTGATTGATAACCACATATTCTACAAATGAAAAAGAAACCATTACCGCCATTCTCATTCGCCAGACCCACCTATCCAGTGATAATGCGTCACTTAAATGGTGGGACAGTCAATTTTAAATACCTTCATGAAGGTGTGGAAATAGAAATGAATGCAACTCTTCGCGAATGGAATACTGAAGCATATCGCCCAGAAGCGAACAAAGATCAAAATATAATTCAAGTTTGGGACGTCGACTTTAAGCGATGGACTGAGTTTGATCACCGTCAACTTACTGAATGGAATGGAGGCGCAAGGAATGGACAGTGATATGGATCATTTGCTCACACCTGCACAGAAAAGAGCAAAGACTATGGAAGCAAAAAAGAAGTCCATGCTCGAACAGATGGGTGTTGACACTACTCCTAAGAAGGTTAAGCGAAAGCGAAAACCTATGACTGCGGAACAAAGAGAAGCAGCTGCTGAACGTCTCGCGCTCGCACGCGCGAAGAAGAATAAAGGAAAAGAACCCACTGCTCATCCTCGTGTGCTAGAACTTGACCCAGATCATCCTTTGAGTTATTATAACATCAAGGAGCAGTTAAAGGAGTGGCGAGATAAAGTTAAAAGCATTCGCCATCAAAAAGATAGTAAAGAAAGCTCTCAAAGACTAGAATTTCAGATTGCTGAAAATTATGTCAAGAATCTTGGTATATGGTTACGCGACGGTGTTTGGTGCGATAATAGATATGGAGCGGCACGCGAAAGTGCAATGGAATATGTTTGCTATGCACCCGCATGCGACAAAGACGGTAATGTAAAACGTGATGTTGGTGTATTCTACTCCGACATTGGAAAAACATGGACAAAAGAACTTGCTGAGGAACATCGCGCATGAACGATCAACACATTGCAATCCCTCCTATTCTTTTTAATAGAGTTGTAGAGTATCTCGCATCAAAACCTTTTTCTGAGGTACATCAATTAATTTCCGCATTACAAGAAGAAGCAACACCTGTTTCTTGGGAAATGGGCGAAGAGGAAACTAAAGACGATGATTGATGAAGAAGTAGAATTTATTACTAAAATAAAATTTAGTAAAATGGTAGAAGAGTTGGCCAGTCAAAAAAATATGTCTTACATAGATGCCGTAATACATATCTGTGAACAAAATGCTATAGAAATAGAAGATTCCAAAAAATATATTTCTATTTCTCTAAAACAGAAAATTGAAGTTGAAGCAATGAATTTAAATTTCTTGGAGAAAAATGACTCCTTACCCATTGACTGACCCCTTCGTAAGAGAATTCATTTTTGACGAAGAACAAATAGAATTTCTTGTTCAAAAATGGAAAGAATCTGAACCAGAAGTTTTTAAAGCAAGAGTTTATGATCGTAAAGAAGGCGGCGAGCATACCAATTTAGAATCGAGAAATTGCGACCATATACCAGTTCCTTATAGAGAATTTGCTGATGTATCAATCAGTTTAAAAGAAATGTTGCAGAATTGGGCGACCGAGTCAGACAAATCTCTTTGGTTTGCTCAATACGAGTTCGTTAGATATTTTCCTGGAGAAGCATTTTACAGACACAGAGATGACGACCCTGAAGGAAGCACTCATAATAGATTCTATACCGCAGTTACCATGATTGAAAAGTCAGAAGATCTGGTAGGGGGAAATCTAAAGGTGTGGTTGCCGAATACCGATACCGAAATAGAAATTAATTTGGAACCTTTTGAAACTGTCATGTTTCCTGCTTGGTTTCATCATGAAGCGTCTACAGTGTACCAAGGAAAACGAGTCATTCTTATTAGTTGGGCGGGAAAAGGTTTTACAAAATAGTGCTTGACATTTTATTCAAAATCAAGTATTATATAAATATGGTTGAGCGTAATACTGCTCAACATACTTTGAATACAAAAAATATTTCAGACATACAAGGAAAATACACATGGATTTAAACGCATTAAAATCACGTCGATACGACATCAATAAACTGGTTGCTGCTGCTCAAGAAGCAACTGGTGGTTCTACCGAACGTTCCGAAGATACCAATATGTGGAAACCAACTGTCGATAAGGCAGGCAATGGTTACGCAGTCATTCGATTCCTTCCTTCCGAAAAAGAAGTACCATGGGTTCGCTACTGGGACCATGGGTTCAAGGGACCAACTGGTAAGTGGTACATCGAGAAGTCTCTGACCTCACTCGGTCAGCAGGATCCTCTCGGCGAGTACAACTCCAAGTTGTGGAACTCTGGCAATGAAGAAGATCGCGAAACAGTTCGCAAGCAGAAACGAAGACTCCACTATGTTACAAACATTTTGGTGATCTCTGACCCTTCTGCGCCTGAGAACGAAGGCAAAGTCTTCATGTATCAGTTCGGTAAAAAGATCTTTGATAAGATCCAAGACTTGATGCAACCACAGTTTCCTGGAGAGACTCCCGTCGATCCGTTTGACCTGTGGAACGGTGCTGACTTCCAACTGAAGATTCGCAACGTTGAAGGGTATCGTAATTATGATCGTTCCGAGTTTAAAGCACCTTCACCATTGTTCGACGGTGACGAGGTTCAACTGCAAGCAGCAGTTAACTCGTTGCATGACATCTCTACCTTTGTCGATCCCGCGAACTATAAGTCGTTTGATCAACTTCAGGCAAAGTTGATGGAAGTGTTAGGCGAATCTGCTCACACTCCTCAACAGCAAGTAGCGATGGAAACAGTTGCTGATCCAGCACCTGCTCCTGTTGCTGCTGTTCCTGAAATCAAGGTAAGTGCCGCTGCCACTGCTGAAGAAGCAAGTGATGACGGTGACGAGGATGCTTTCTCTTACTTCCAGAAATTAGCGAACGCTGACTGATTAGGAAGGTTGGGGCACTTCGGTGCCCCTTTTTATTTTACTTTAACAATATCATATCCAACAGGAGCAAGGGTCTTTATTTTAT